TTTGTGGGCGCGACAATAGGAGTAGCTACTGGCATTTACCTTTACAACTCAGAAGACAAAGAAACTAACTACGCGCCTTAAATGCGGAATACTTGACACATGAAATGCCCAGAATGTTTAGAACCGATGAGAACTAAAGACACAAGACAATGGAGGGACACTACGAAAGAGTTTGACTGGGTCGAGCGCAGGAGGGTCTGTTCCTTTTGCAATTATCGAGTGATGACAATTGAAATGCCCAAGTATGTCTGGGACAAATATAGTGAGGGGAATAACGAATGATCATTAACGGAAAACTAATCAAGGACTGGGACAAGTCGCACACGGTTACGACTTACTTTGTTATTTGCTGGGAGACGGACAATGAGAGATGAAATAATTGCTGCGCTCCGTAGCTCAGGCGAGCTAATGTTTCACCAGATCAAAGTGTCGGGCAATCGGAGGGTGTTGGGTAGCCTGCTGACGAGGATGTGTGCGGAGGGTCAACTACACCGGCGGATGGTCGTGGGTCCCAAGGGTGATACTTGGGCATACATCGCGGTAGATACATCGGGTCCGTACCTGCGTGGAGAACCGGACTACTGCTATCACTTGCGGACACTAGGAAGACCGATTGAAAGCGTCGGAGCGTGAGCACCTTAGCCGGGTGGCAGCACTCGGTTGTATGGTTTGCAGGAGGCTCCACGGTCCCCACGATCCGGGGCCTGTGGAGATCCATCATAAAAGGGCCGGGACCGGGGCTGGCAAGCGCTCTAGTCACTTCGACGCCTTTGGTCTATGCGTAGAGCACCACCGAGGGAACACGGGCGTACACGGGCTAGGAACTAAGGGTTTCGTTAAGCACTACGGGTTCGACGAGGCCGATCTGCTGCAGGACGTGCGCGATCTGCTAGGGAACTTTGACTAGGGGAAACCCTAGGTTAGTAATATTTTTGCCAAAACCTCACACAAACGATTTTAGCTGTGAGACTATCTGTCTACGGTCACTACGAACCGCAACAAGCGAAAGGAAGCGAATCATGAAAGCAGACATCATCTTCAACGAAGTTGACCAACTTGGCGAGTTGCTTGGCGAGATCAAGCGCTTGCAAGATCGTGCTGACGCAATCAAGGCAAAACTCAAAGACAAGTTGAGCCTGCAGGAAGTTGGCGCTGACGGCGTCCAGCGCTTGGTTGTCAACGGCGCAATTTACAAGGCAGTGTGCAACGCAACTGACGTGGTCTCCACCGACACCAAGAAGTTGTATGCCCACTACGGCATCACCGAGGCAGTGCTGGCCAACTTCAAAAAGAAGCCAACCGCACGCTACACCGTTGAAGTTTCCGTCAACAAGTAAACACAACGCCCCCCTCGGGGGGCAACAAGGAGCGAATCATGGAACGTAATATGGAATTTGAATCTCTGATTGAGCACTGCGCTGAACAGATGTGGGCTAACGTCCAGCGCACTGGCGGCATCCACATTACGGATGATCAAAAGCATGATTTTATGCGCCGGGCGATCACTAACATCGCGGCGCGGATGATGGACGACTTGCCTGACGAGCAGAAGGACCGTTGGACTCGTTGGCTCAGTAAATAATTTTCAACCACGCCCCTACGGGGGCTTTACAGAGGAGCCAACATGGCTAGTTACGAAGAGCTAAAAGCACAAGCAGACGCAATCCTTAAACAAGCAGAGGAGATGCGCAAGCAGGAGAACCGCGAGACTATCGCTGACATCAAGGCGATCATCCGCGAGAAAGGGATCACAGCAGAGCAGCTCGGCTTTGCGCCGGCGGGAAAGGGAAGCCGCAAGACAGCTCCGGCAAAATACCGAGACCCGGTATCAGGAGCGACGTGGGCAGGACGCGGACGTACCCCAAAGTGGATCAACGGCAGCCGCGAGGAGTACGCACTGTGAAGAGTGAATACCACGCAGGCATGGACGCCGGTGAGGCTGTGATCATCTGCGAGGTAGAGCGCCTAGCGATGGCAGCCGAGACGGTTCACGAGAAGAACATCCTGTACAGCTTGCTCAACCACCTCAAGCTCGCGTTTCCCGAAGAGGAAGAAGCCTAAAATATTTTTACAGAAAGGGGTTGCGAGCCCCTTTTTTTATGTATACTGACCTCACTGCACTAACGCAGCAACCAGCGAACCGGAGCGAATCATGAACAACTTAGCAACCCGCCTGACCAACGTAATGGATTACCACCCAACGATCGCTCTGGCGATCATCGAAGACCGCTCACGGCTTCTTGGGACTACAACTCACAAGTGCTTCTTCATCTTTGAAGACAACAGCGTGATCGTTCGTGATGGCCTTGGTTTCTGGTACACCGAGACCCTTGAGTTTGCAAACGACGAGATCAGCGAGAACTGGCTCTGATCAACCCGGCCCCTACGGGGGCCACTAGGAGGAGACCAATGCGTAAGAGAAACCCGGTAGTCAGGGACCTTATCCAACGCCCTCCTCGTGGGGCCGGCAAGCACAAGGATAAACGCAAGAGGGAGAAACAGAATGAGAATCGAAGCAACGATTCGTAGGTTTACCATTCTCGTCATTCCAGAGCAGTGGTGCTGGGCCGAGTACGCTGACGGTCAGTACGGTTTGGCCATCACTTACTGGCGACGGGCTGAATGGCAATATGGAGTGCGTTGCAGCCTTCTGTGGGGCCGCAAACGACCTTTCGTAAGGGTCACAACCTACTCGTGTCCTATCGTAGGCACGGCCGGCACTGTCAGCCCCCTGAAGTGTGTGCTGCCTCATACGAATGCTCATATGTATCGAGGATATAGAGATTAGGAACCAATAAGGAACCAACAAGGATCCATCATGGTTCCTTTAAGGTTCCCACATGGTTCTGGCATCAAGACGAAATGTCTAGTAAAATCAACACTCCAACGCAAAGAGACTGAAACTATGTCGGACGCGAACATTGAGACTGAGATCGAAGACGGCAAGGTAGGGGCATTCAAGCTCAAGAAGAAGGCCAAAGAGGCCGCTACGAAGGCGTACATTGACGCTATCGGTATCCAAGAGCTTGAGAACCAGATAGCAGAGAATCGCCAGCAGCAGCAGATTGAGGCGCTAAAGCCAAAGAAGATCGGCCGGCCTACCAAGTGGACCCAAGAGATTGAGGATGACATCTGTAAGAGACTCTCACAGGGAGAACCACTGAGAGCTATCTGCAGGACCGAGGGGTATCCAGAGTGGAATACATTCTATAGTTGGATGGAGCGCAGCGAGGCGCTTTCTGCACGCGTCGCACTCGCGCGGGAAAATGGTGTAGAAGCTATAGCTCAAGATACGCTGGCCATGATTGACGCGGAGCCTCGTTATATTGAGGACGGCAAGGGCGGAACCCGCATAGATGCTGGGTATGTGCAATGGTTAAAACTACGCACAGAACAACGGATGAAGCTATTAGCGTGCTGGAGCCCTAATAGATACGGCAATAGGGTGCAAGTGGCCGGGGATAAAGACAACCCGTTGCAGGTGAACGTGCAAGCGACTAAAATGTTTGAGTCCATCCTCAAGAACGCCGAGATGACGCGGCAGATCGAAGAGTGACATCCCATTTTCAGCCCAGAAATGGGGTGCAAAGTGGGAAATTGTCTCGATCGCTCGCTGGCCGGTATCAGTGAAAGTGGGAAATGCCCCCAAAAGTGGGGGTAAACTGCCTCCTGACGTAGTCGAGATCCTCAAGGATCCGGAGACTAAGAAGAAATTCCTGACGCTCAAGCCAGAGCAGCAAGTTGCTTGGGCATGGCGGATGAGGTGGCTTCAGCAGGCACACAAGCATCAGATAGCCCCGGCTGGGGACTGGTACTCGGTTTGGTTGTTGCTCGCCGGCAGGGGGGCGGGGAAGACCCGTACAGCCGCAGAGCAGATATCTTGGCTGGCATGGACAAACCCCGGCACCCGATCGCTTGTAGCGGCTCCTACGTCCAGTGACGTGAGGGCTACTTGCTTTGAGGGGGATTCGGGCTTGATGTCTGTAATCCCGCAGGCGTTGATCTCTGAATACAACAAAGCACTGCATGAGATCCGACTCACTAACGGAAGCCTGATCAAGGGGATTCCCGCAAGTGAGCCGGAGCGGTTCCGGGGTCCACAGTTCCATTTTGCTTGGGCAGATGAGCTTGCGGCTTGGGAATACCTTCAAGAGGCGTGGGATCAGATCCAGTTCGGTTTGCGGCTAGGTAAGCGCACGATCATGATCTGCACTACTACGCCGAGGCCAAAGGACCTGATCATTGACCTGATCAGCCGGGACGGTGACGACGTTGCGGTGACTACCGCCTCGACGTACACCAACCTCGACAACCTGAGCGCCAACTTCAGGAAGCAGATCCTGCAGTACGAGGGGACTACGTTAGGCAGGCAGGAGATCTACGCCGAGATCATCGATCCTGAAGAGAGCGGGATTGTGAAGCGCGATATGTTCCGTCTCTGGCCCGATGGCAAGCCCTTCCCGGCGTTTGAGTACATCATCCAGTCCTATGACGTGGCGACCAGCGAGAAGGTTCAGAACGATCCTACGGCGTGCATTACGTTTGGGGTGTTCAAGCCGTTAGATGGTCCGATGGCCGTGATGGTGATTGATTGCTGGCAGGAGCGGCTGCAGTACCCCGATCTGCGCCCGAAGGTGATCGAGGAGTACGGCGCGGTCTACGGGGAAGGGAAGGAGAAGAAGCGGGTTGATCTGCTGCTGATTGAGGACAAGTCCGCTGGTATCTCGTTGATTCAGGATCTGCAGAGGGCGCACCTACCGATAAGGGCATACAACCCCGGCAGGGCTGACAAGATGCAGCGCCTGAACATTGTGTCCAACATCATCGCCAGAGGGCGGGTGTGGATCCCTGAGAGCGGGACGAGGAAGGGTTTTGTGCGGGACTGGGCGGAGGGGTTTGTTAGCCAGATCTGCTCGTTCCCCGAGTCAACACATGACGATTACGTTGACGCCTGTACGCAGGCCCTACGGTTCTTGCGGGACAGTAGTTGGTTAGAGATTGATCCACCGCCTGATGATGACTGGGACGAGGATGATTACGTGGATAGCGGAAGGTCTCGGAAGGTAGTGAACCCGTATGCGCAATAAGGCTGTCATCAGGATGATGAAGTACGCAAGTAGACTTCTTGTGGGCGACGTGCCCTACTCGAAGGAGGTGATCATGGTGGGTGGATTCTTTGATGGCGACGACAAGTCGATCGCTGTTTTAGCGGAGCGGATTGAGTTTGAGGCCGAGCACAATGTGTCGGAGTACTCAGAGCAGACGATCGAGAACTTCAACTTGACGGTTGCTTTGCTGAAGTGCGTAGGCGACATGGTCAAGCGTATTGACTACCTCCTGAATGGAGACGAAGACGAGGACACGTTTCTCGCGCTTTGGGCTGATCGTTTTGGCGTTGACGAGTCCGAAGATGCCGAAGATGCTGACGAGCAGACCGACGACTAAAGTTCGCTAACGTCGATTAGGTTACCCCGGAAGTCCAGCATCCCTTCGGAGTGCTTCCGGGCAATCTCAGGCCACAGTAGTTCGCTATCGCGGATCGTTAGTACCGCGAACCCAGAGCGCCAGTTAGCTGGGTTGTCTTCCATATAATCTGAGAACTGTGGGCCGTCAGTGTCCGCTAATGTTCCGGTGTCTATGCCCCATCTGGTTCCGTTATAGTCATCAAACGGGGTGACTTTGAGGCTGTGTAGATGGCCAGTGCAAATGGATTTACCGCTACCAATGGCGTTGTTGTGGGTAGCGTGCACGCCATTCTTGTAGCGGTGCTTGACTACCAGTGAGGGAGTTGGCCAGCACGTCCAGCATGGAGTCCACTTAGGGAAGTGGTCTTTGAGGGTGAGGCCCTGAACCCCCTCGAATTCGGGTACGAATGAGCTTAGGCGCGACTCAAACCTAGCGTCATGGTTACCTAGTGGCCAGACGAGTTGCGTGTGATGGCGAGCCTTGTGACAGGCTTGCTCAATCTCGGTCATAGCTTCTTTGCAGGCGTCTAATTCCTGCTTCACGTTTGGCCTCTGGCTCCAGCCCGACCTCGGGTGTCGGCTGATCGAGGCTCCGTCAAATATGTCACCGTTAGCGATGACCATATGCGGTTTAAGGGCCTTTATCGCCCATAGGAGGCCCTTGAAAGCAGTTGTGCGGATTCCGGGCCAGAAGTGTGCGTCGGAGAAGACGAGGATGATGCCGTCGGTCATGCCGCCGATATGGCGCATTTTTGTGAGATGGCGCTTAGAGTCGAACTCAGCGCAAGATGGGTTTTGGTGCTCTGAGGTGAGGGTGATGCTCAGTTTCTTTTCGATTGATCGGCGTCTGTTGTAGACGTTGCGAACTGAGA